GAGGGTGTTAATGGTGAAGGCGATGCGCCTGAATACTTCAAAGCAGACAAATACAAGTCGGTAGCAGATCAAGCTAAGGCTTATACGGACCTAGAAAAGCGTTTCGGTGGGTTTACCGGTGCGCCAGAAGCCTACGAATTGCCGGAAGGTTTAGACGGTGAAGATACCTTCGTCAAAACATTGTCGGAGTTAGGAGCTAAAGGGCAAATGAGCCAAGAAATGCACGGCGAGTTATTAGCGCTAGGCAATTCTATCTTTGAGGCTAAGGCTGAATTTGATACCGAGAAAGAAATGGAGGCTCTTGGCCCCAATGCTGACGATAGGCTAAAGAATATCGACGGGTATATGAAGAACAACCTCGGCGATAAGTACGAAGAGTTCAAAGATGTTATTAATAACGCCAAGACCGTTGAATTGGTAGAGGCGTTAATCTCTTCCACATCTGCCGCACAATTACCTACTGACTCGACTCCCGTTAACAGCCTGCCAACGCAGGGAGATGTAGAGAAACTAATGACTGAAAAGGATGATAACGGCAAAACTCTTTATCATTACTCTAAGTCACAGCAGCAAAAAGTAGAAGAAACTATTGCCCGTATGCACGGTCATTGATTTTTCCTATTAGTGGCGTATAATCCATAGTATTCTCCGATACCCGAAAGGCCGGAAGTGTTTGTTGTTTGTTTCAGCACTCCCTTTCTTTCGGGTTACGTGTAAAGCAAATGAATCATTTTTTATTATTATTTGTTTTCTATTGGAGAAAATACTATGTCAAAGTTCCTATCTGATGTAGCACGTACCGAGTTTGATACTAACGTAAAGTTAGCTTATCAAGGTGGTTCTAAGCTACGTGATACCGTCGAGTATCGCGCTGGTATCGTTGGTGATACCTACAAATTCCGCTTAATGGGTAAAGGCAAAGGTCATCAGCGTACCGGCTCTAGTTCGCTAGTCGTTCCCATGGACCTTGGTCACTCAACGCCAAGCGCAACCCTTACTGATCACGAGCATCCAGAATATACCGATATTTTCGATCAAGCTACCGTCAATTTTGATGAGAAGCGCAAGTTGACTGAAACCATCGGTAAGGCAATGGGTCGTACCGAAGATCAAATTATCATCGACACTGCCATTGCTGGCACGTACAGCACTTCTGCAACTGATGGCCAAGGTTTTTCTATTGCTGCTGGCGGCACGGGCTTTACTGTTGCAAAGCTTCGCGCTTTACGTGCGTACTATGATGATTTGGAAGTCGAAGAAGATGTCTGTATTGTTGTTTCTGGCTTAGGGATGTCTTCATTGCTTGCTAATGCCGAATTAACTAGCACAGACACTAACACTGTTCGCGCCTTGGTTGGGGGTCAAGCTAATAGCTATATGGGCTTCTCGTTTAAAACTGTTGGCGCTCGCCGTCTTGAAGGCGGTTTGGGTGGTTCTGGTCTAGTAGCTTACTCATGGGCGCCTAATGCTATTGGTATGGCTTCTGGCAGTATTGAGAAATCAATGTCTGTTGATTGGGTTCCTGAGCGTGTTTCATATTTATGTAATGGTATGCTGAAAGCTGGCTCAACCATTATTGATCCCGAAGGCACTGCGAAAATAGCATTCGCATAATTGGAGAATTATCATGGCTTTTGTATTAACTGATTTACAGGCAATAGGTGGTCAAGTCGGCACATCTCCAACACTTTGGAGTTATACCACCGCAGACACTATTGCAACGGCAAACACTGCAGGTTATTTTAACGGCGCTTCAGAAGTTTTGGAGGCTGGAGATCTAATGTACTTGTGGACTTCCACTGGCGGTACGGCTGTTGCTGTTCTGGCTCAAGTATTAACTAATGCTGCTGGCGTTGTTGATGTTGCTGACGGAACTGTACTAGCTGCCACTGACAGCGATTAAGAAAACGGGGGCTTCGGCCCCTTATTTTGTAGATAATAATTTGGTGATCGATCAATGGCTAGTAAAATAGAACTAATATCTAACGCACTAATATTGATTGGCGACACCTCTATCAATAATTTGATTGGCGATGATAGACGTAAGAACGTAGCGCGTAATCTATACCCCAATATTGTTAATAATGAGCTAACCAAGCATCGCTGGGGTTTTGCACGCACCAAAGGGCAATTATCTTTATTGGTAGCCAAGCCTTTAGATGGCGAATGGTCAAGTGCTTACGAATTACCTTCTGATTTATTGGTGCTTATCAAGCTTCACCCAAACACGAATTATCAGGTTTACGGTTCTACCGTTTACTGCAACACCAACCAAGCATTGTATTGTGATTACATCTATTCAGCCCCAGAAGCGGAATGGCCTGCTTACTTCTCGAAGATGATCGAATACGCGCTAGCTCGCGACTTCTCTACATCTATACGAGATTCCTCTGCTTCGCGCGGAGAAATGGCCGCTGAATACGAAAACGCTTCCAGAATGGCTCGCTATACCGATTCACAGCAACACCCACAAACGCCTATACAGAATCACCCGCTAATAAATGCGAGACGATAGATGGCAAAAACAAGATATATTCAAAACGCTTTTTTAAGTGGTGAGCTATCCCCTTTAGTTAAGGGTAATATTACGTTAGCGCAATACTACCAAGGGTTAGAGCAAGCCAAAAATGTAATGGTCGTCCCCCAAGGGGGAGTTAAGCGCCGTGGCGGTCTTAAGTATGTCGCTACTAATGCGGCTGGATCCGCTAAACTATTAGATTTTAATACGTCAACAGCTAGTCGTTATCTTCTTTGTGCTACAGCTGGAAACATTGCCGTTTATCTTGCTGGTGCAACCAATACGTTGTTAGGTAATTTATCTGCGCCATATTTAGACGCGGAAGTGAGCGAGCTTCGTCATGTAACAACGGAAAATGTCTGTTTAATATTCCACGAAAACCATCCAACGCAAAGGGTTGTATATACTGGCGGCACTAGCTTTACCATAGGTTCAGCCCCTTTTACCAATGTGCCTCAGTTTGATTTTGATGATGCGACAAGCCCGACTCCGGTATCAGAGGTTCAGGTGCTTACATTTGCCTCTTTTGTGCTGGGGCAGGTCTACCAAGTTGATGTTGAGGGCGTATTAAGCAAGAGCATTACCTATGCTGGCGATGCCACTGCTGACCAGCGTGCGGCCACTGTGTTTAACATGCAGAAAAACCTACAGGATATGCCTGTTTTTGGTGAAACGGGTGTGACCGTAGCAAGAACCGGCGCAGCTCAATTTACTATCACTATTGCCGGCGAATCAGCCAAAGCTTTTCAATTGTTTAGTGGGTTCGGAACCACAGGTTCAGCGTCATCTACATTAACTTTTACAAAGTCTGCTACAGGGACAGCGCGGAAGGAAGATGTGTGGAGTTCTGCGCGGGGATACCCGCGGCTAGCGGCATTCTTTGAGGGTAGATTATGGCTAGGCGGCACAAGAGACAAAAAGCAAAGTTTGTTTGCGTCAAAATCAGGGGCGCTGCTAGACTTCGAAATAGACGAAGGTGCAGACGATGAGGCCATTTTTATCACCCTTACATCAAGAACTTTAACGGAAATAACCGATATTTATGGGGGGCGTAACTTGCAAATTTTTACGTCGGGTGGCGAGTATGCGATTCTTGAAGCAAGCACAACAGCGGCCACTATTAACGCGCGAAATCAAACCTCTAATGGATCGCTATATATCGCAGTACAAGAGGCTGATGGCTCGGTAATCTTTTGTGATAAGAACGGTAAGACGCTACGCGAATACGCCTACACGTTTAATGAGGACTCGTATGCATCCAATGACATCACCGTACTGTCTTCGCATTTAATTTCTTCGCCGGTCGATTCAGCGTTTTTAACCGGCACAGCTTCCGATGACTCGAACTGGCTTTTTACTTTAAATGCTGACGGCACGGCCTCTATTCTAAATAAATTAAGGGCACAAGATATTAATGCTTTCACCTCAATGTCGCTAACAAGCCAGTTTACTTTGGCAACTAAAATGGAGGCGGTTGAGGTAGTTGATGAAGAAGCTTATTTTGTTGTAAAACGGTTTAATGGTTCTGATACAGAAATATCAACCATTGAAAAACTTGATTTTAGTAGTTTGACTGATGGGTCAGTAACAGGAACGGCCACGGGGGACAAGTTAACCGGGCTGGACCACCTTATAGGGTTTGAGGTAAGCGTTATAGCGGATGGTGCTGTTCTCCCAAAAAGAACAGTGGATGCCGGCGGCGACATTACGCTAACCACTACCGAGCTGGCAAACCATACCAATTTTGAAGCAGGAATTAACTTTGTGCCTACGGTGCAGCCTATGCCGTCAAATACCAATATTGGCAGTGGTGAGAACTTTATGCGAATCAAGCGTGTGGTTCGCGTCAATCTTAGAGTGTACAAAACAAAAGGGCTTTATGTTGACGGCGTGCCTGTAGCTGTAAGATCGTTTGGCTCGGACATTTTAGATCAAGAAGCGTTGCCTTATACGGGTATAATAGACGATCAATACGCTATCGGCGGATGGATAAGGGACGAAATGCCCGTATTTACTTGCCCGGACCCAACGCCTATGCACATACAAGCAATAGAATTAGAGATCGAATCATCATGAATGTAGTCGAAATGCAACATGAGGTAGCTCAATTACCGCAATCAATGCCGGAGGTTGTTCATCGTTTTGCTGATGGCTGCTACTCGCGTGAGGTAACAATGCTAAAAGGTACGCTGGGCGTTGGCGCACTCCATAAAACTAATCACCATTTTATTTTATCAAAAGGTAGGATCTTGGTGCAAAATGGGAATGTTGGCG